TCCTCCTTTATGCCGTCGCTGAGCTTGCCCATGTAATCCGCAGCGCAGTACATGCCCTGGCCGTACTGGGAGCCGCCCGTCGAGCAGTCTACATACCACTTTCCTTCGTAAAGCATCTTGCGATACTCGTCTAGCGTTTCTTGGTCTGGCGCTGAGTATGTCCTTTGGGCTATAAAACCGTTACCACCGTTAGCCGCCTTTACTGCCTTGTCAAACTCGTCTGCGTCCACAATTCGCGGCTTGCCGTCAAATCCTTGAGCGTTGATTACGTCCTCAATCTCGAAGTCGAACTCACTCTCACGGCGCTTCCATGTGCTGAGAATGTCCTTGCCGTCAACGACGCCAGCGGCCTCCTTGCGCTTCTTCTCTACCTTCTTCCCGTGCTTCCACTCGTCGTATGTCATTCCGTCTGGCAGCTTCGCCCAGCTTCGGTTGTCTTCCTCTGCGATGGAGGGGAGCCATGCGACGAGCGTGCATCGGCAGTTGTAGACCATCTCGCCCAACGCTGTGGGGTCACCCGGGAACCCGATGCTGTACTTGTCACCGTAGCCGTCTGGTACGAAACGCTCGCCCACTGGCACGTGCTCGCCGTCCAGCAGCCTGTGGGTGATTCGGGTCCGTTCGTCATGGGTGGCAAGCCACTCCTGCTCAAGCTCGATTCCGATGTTCTGTGCGCGACGGTAGCTGTCAACCCTGCCAGCGTTCTCTGCGCCAGTCAGGGCAGTGCGAGCGGCCCTTGTGGCAGCGGCCTCGTTCATTCTCATGACGCGACCTATGCGGTCTGCGGCCCTAGGTATCGACTCGCCCTGAAGCACGCTCTGGGTTATCACGCCTGCGAACTTCTGTCGGTTCCATCGCAGGTCGCGTCCGTTGTCCATCCTGGGGTTAGGCAGTGGTGGCAGAAGGTCTGGCTGGTCCCTTATGAGGCGTCTCACCGTGCTCTGGTCATAGAGGTCAAAGGCATGCGTCTCGTAGCCGATTCCATGCTCGACCTCGAAGGCCGCATAGTTGGCGTTCTCGGCGAACACTGACGGTATCGCGTCGTTCACCGTATCCATGGCAATCTGGTTGGTTCGGTTGGCGTCCTGAGCAAGCGTCTGGGCCATGCTCTGAACAAAGGCCCTGTCGGTGGCTTGGTCCTTCAGCCACCCGTCGTAGTCTTCCTGAGTCGCATCGCCCGACTTGACACGCTGCTTCCACTCGGCGTTTGCCTTGTCGTAGGATTCCATCATGTCATCGAGGCGCTTGCGCATCTCACGTGATGCTTGGTTGTACTGGCGGCGAAACCTTCGCTCAAGCCGTTCGATTTCTTCGTCTGTCCACTCGTGCGCTTGGTCTGCCATATGCTCTCCAAATGCAAGGCGTTGCCCCACACCGCCTAGGGGCCTGTTGGTTTCCGGCTGTTATTCAGGCTCAGCCAGCCCGTGTGGGCGGGTCCAGTCTAGTCTACCAGACCCTTGCGCTTCCTCCACTTTCGGTGCGCGACGAACAGGCCGTGCGATATGCTCTGAATCAGATAGGCCATGGTTTCCTCGCCCGCCTCGTCCTCGCCCAGAAGGGTCATGTGGGCCACTGCGGCGTGGTACGCCTCGTGGACGAGCAACCCCAGCTCGGATTCCTCCCTGCCAACGTAGGTCATGAGCACAAGGGCCTCGCCGTCACGGTAGGTCATCTGTCCCTCGGTGTCGAACAGCTCGGGCTTCTCGCCGTACTGCTTCTTGTAGTACCTCTTGAACTTCTTGCGGCTGTGGAACAGTCGCACTTCTGGCATCATCAGGCCTAGGTCGCTATTCGCCCTCATTCTCACCCTCCCCGCCGACGCCGAACCGCTCCATGTCGGCGTCCTCGTTTGCGAGCATCACGGCGACAACCTCGTCAGGGGTCAGGTTCGGCAGCTTGCGAAGGATGGTCGCCTCGTCCAGCCATGCGGCCTCCTGCACCAGCATCTCGACCTGCTCCTTCTGGTTGCTGATTCGCTGCCGCTTGAAGATGGGCGTGTCCTCGATTCCTTGCAGCGCAAGGAGCTGCGTGATTGCGTCGGAAACCCAGTGCTCGAAGTCCGCCGCGTTCTCGTCAAGCGGCTGATATGCCGCGTCGATGTGGTCGTTCGTCGCACCCGCCGCGACGGTGTGGACGTCAAGCCCCCCGAAGTCCTCGTAGATGCGGGCGCGTATGTCATCCAGATAGGCCTTGCGGGCCTCGTGCGGTATCTCCTGAGTGTATGGCTCGACGTGACCGCCAGATGCCGTGTCAACGTTGGCAACATGGTTGAGCTTCAGCTTCTCTAGGAACTCCGCCAAGTCCTCGTCATCCATGCCGCCGTAGTTCTCGACAAGCCAGAAGATTTGGGCGCAGTCGCTCAGGTCGTTGGCGAACCCAGACTGTATAAGGTCATACGAGTCGATTGCCTCGCGCATGCCGACAAGAGTGCTCTGCTTGAGGCGAGAGCCGTACATGCGAACAATCGGCAGCGAGCTGTAGTTCTCCTCTATGACGTCGAGCGCGTCATCGTCTGCCTCGGTGTACACATACGTCACCTTGTAGGCCGTCTTCTCCTTTGTCTCGACCAACCTGCCATTGGCATCTGTCTGGTATGTCGTGTACCCGTCCTGCTCGTACAGCACCGCGTTCATCGGTCGGGTTGAGTCGAGCTGCCAGAACCGTATGCCAGCGCGGAGCGAGCCGTCGTACTCGTCAACCAGAGGGACGAACTCTCGCATCGTGAACTCGTGTACTTTATCCAAATCCCAGAACAGGTACGACCAGCCATGGATGAGCGCATGGTACCCCGCCTCGCGCAGCACGTGGTCGAAGTGACATCCCAGCAGCTCCTTCGTCTCGTCGACCGTGCCCTTTGCGGCCTCGTATGGGTCGATGAACGTCACTCCGTTGCCTAGCGAGTACATGCACCGTTGGGTGTTCAGTCGGTTGAACAGGTTGCAGCCTATCTTGTTGTTTGCGACTGTCGGGTCTTCCGTCACCGCGCCCGATGCCGTGTACAGCTTTCGGATTGTGTGCTGGATGGTCACGTTGCGCTGTGCGTCGTACTCGTCGGCAATCTCTGCCATCCTGTACTCGTCGCTGTTCCTGTAGGTGCTGATGGCAGACATGACGAACTTTGCCTTGTCATCTGCCTTCTCGAAGTCGGAATAAGTCAGCATGCGAACTCCCGCCTGACCGTTGGTTTGCCACTCCGTCTATGATAGCAAAAGAGGCCCCGAAGGTCCTCCCTGCCTGACCAACTGTGTGTTCGGTCAGATGGCCGCGAGCACCGCGAACAGGTCTTCGTCATCCATGCCCAGCGAGTAGTCATCAAGCTCGCAGATGAGGCCTTCGCGGGCATTCTCTGGACGCGCGATTCTGGATTTCGGCCAGCCCCAGTCGTGGTTTCGGCGCATGCAACCTAGCGCCACGCTCGCGCGATATGAACACCCGCCAGAGTTTGCTTGCGTCAGAGGCATGGCGGGTACTTGCCTTATGGCAGGCCTTTTACGTGGACTTGCCTAGGTCCAAGGGTTATCACGGCCCCAAGTCGGAAGGCTCTAACGTGCCCTCACGCGGCCATTTTTCCCGCCGTTCCATGGACTCGACAGTTTGTTGGGATGGCTCCCTACAGTCCGCATGTCGCGTCTACGTCGCAACCACTGGTGACCCACGGGCACGTGGGTCAATGCGCCTGCGATGCCCATTCTACCGCAACTCTCGTATCCTGTTCACAACGTTGTCGTATGAGGTCGGATACATCAGGCGGATGGCTTCCATGTGCTCGTCAAGCACCTTCATGAGCGCCTTGTACGGGACTCCGCTGCAAGCCTCAAGGAACTCGGAGCCGTGAAGCTCGTCGGTCACGGCAGCGTTGCCTCCCCTCGGCCTAAGATGGTCGAGCACGGTGTACATGTCGGCAAGCCTGCTGCACGCATAGAACGACGTATCCCGCGTGCTCAGGAACTTGTCGATGGTTTCCTCAATCTCGTCAGGGTCAATCACTGCACAGCCCCCTTATGCACAAAGGCCTACC